TGCCCCGTTGAGTGCTTCGCCGCCTTTCTCGATCGCCTTCTGCAACTCGTCAAACGCCTGCTGCTCCTCCTTCGTCATCTCCTTGACGCTCTCGGAGGCGGTGTCGATGCCGGTCGACGCACCTTCGGCGGCTCGCTCGATGCCGAGGAAGTTCTCGGCCATGGTCAAAAGCCGCCCGACCGTGCCGCCGATCGCGTTTGCGATTGTCGAGAACACCGACGAGATCGAACCAAACACCGTCGAGATTGCGTTTCCGATGCCGGTCAGCACCGGCCCAAGGCCCGTGAACTCAAGGAACACTGACGTGGCCTTCGACACCCACTCGACAACGCCGCCGACGCTCTCCGAGACGGCCCCTCCAACCTTGGAGAACGCGGTCGTGATGATCGTCACAACGCGGCTGATTGTTTCGGCAAGTCCAGAGACAACATCGGCCATGACGCCAATCGGCGTGAAAGACATGGCCCACTCGGTCGTCGCCGTGCTAACATCGCCGAGATAGCGAACGAGGCTGACAATGCCTTCCTGTAGCGGCCTCACGGCCTGCCACACCGCTTGCACGAGGTCGGCAAACGGCTTGAACACCGCGCCGATGTTCTTGCCAAGGGTGCCAACCGCGATGCCGATGACCTCGATGACATTCCCGATAGTCGTGAGCACCGGCTCCAGCACCCGCCCGATCGGGTCAACAATCGCCGTGACGCCGGAGATGACCTCCGCGAACGCCGTGGCGATGCCATCGCCAAGCCCGACGAACGGCAGGAGCAGCGATTGCCCAAGCCCTTGCGAGGCGACGGCGAGTTTGTCCATCGAGTCGCCGAAGGCGTCGACGTTCTTACGGTCGAGGTCAGTTAGCGCACGGCCATACCGCTCCATATCGGCAGCGGCTTTTTCAAGGTTGTTGAAGAACGGCAGCAACTCGGCACCAGTCTTGCCGAACAAGTTCATGGCCGTTGCCGTGCGCTCGGCTGGGTCTTGAATCGCAAGGAGCCGCTCGCCGATGAGCTTGTATTGCTCCTCGGGCTTCATGCCTCGCAGTTCGTCGGCGGTGACGTTGATCGTCTCCAGTGCGGCTTGTGCCGCCTTGCTCTCCTCGTCGATGCCCGTGACGTTCTTCTGCAACTTGCCAAACGCGGTGCTGAGTGTCTCGACGCTTGAGCCGCTACGCCGTGCCGTCTCCTCCAGCGTCTGCATGAACTCAAACGAGATGCCAAGTTTGTCGGCGGTGTTGCCCAACTTCTCGACGCGGCTATCGAGGTCACCCAAGCCCTTGGCGATCGCGGTCGCCGCGACGCCGAACGCGGCGACGCCAGCAACGGCGAGATTCAGCGGGGCCGCCAGCCCGGTCAGTTGTGTTTTCAACGCGGCAAAACCGTTTGTCATGCCACCGGAGAACACGCGCGACAGCCCCTCTCCGGCCGACGACAGGCCCGACATTCTTCCGGCGATGCTTCCGAGCGGCCCCGGAAGCGCGGACAGGATGCCGCTGAGTTCGTTGAACTTGAGCGTGTTGCCCTCTCCCGCCTTCTTCGACTCCTTGCCGAAGTTGGCGGCGGCTACCGTCGCCTCCGCGTAGGCGTCGGCAGACCGCTTGAGCGCGGCACCATATTGCTCCTCGGTCAGCAGTCCTTGCTCACGCAGATTGTCCAGTTCTGCCGTCGCCCGCGAGAACTCCTTCTGGGCCTTCTCCTCGGCAGACAGGCTCGCCTCGATGATCTCGGCGGCTCGCTTGGTTGCGTCGGCCCGTGCCTTCTCTGCCGCCTCCTGCTCCTTTGCCGCCGCCGCCGCCTCGCCGGTCGCCTTGGCCTTCTCGATCGCGTAGTTGCGTTCGTCGATGGCACCCTTGGCGAGCAGGTCGTCCAACTTGGCAATCGCCGCCGCCCGCTTCTCCTCCTCGGTGCGGTTCTGCTCGGTGATCCTTGCCCCCTCAGCAAGCGCGTCGGCGTAGGCCGAAGCCTCGTCGGAGATGATCTGAAACTGCCGCCCAAACTCCTCCGCGTCGATCTTGCCCGTCTTGAGCGCGGAGAGCAGGAACCCCATGTCGGTTGCGAACTGCTGCTGTGCCTTCGCCGCTCCCGCGCTCGCATCGCCAAAGGTCTTGAAAACCTCCGTGACCTTTGACGCCTCGGCGTCGAGCTGCTTGAACGCCTTCTCGACGGGCGACAACTTCTGCTGGACGCCGGAGGCATCCGCAGTGATCTTCATCGCCAAGCTGAGAACGGTTGCCATCAGTCGTCGAATCCAAGTTGTTTGCGAAGGTCGAGCAGGACTTCGCGAGCCTGATCGTTGTGTTGCGGCGGCGAGTCGATCGGGTTGAAGTTAGATGCCTTGGGTGCTGTTCCTTTTTCGCAGTACGGCGAAAGGATTGCCGACACGACCAAGCCTGTCTCAGCCCATGGGTCTGGGATCGCTTGGAAGTACCGCGTGTAGGCAATCCATTCGCCAAGTTCTTGCGACGACATTCGCCGCTCCAACTCGGCCACCGTCATTTTCAAAAACCCCGCCAGACGAAACACGAACCGTCTCGTCGGGCGGACGTTCAGTTTTTTGCTAACTCCTCCACATCCGCTTCGCTCATCGCGTTGTGCCTCATCGCTTTGTCGAACAGCGTTGAGACGACCTTGGCCGACTTGCCAGCGAGTTGAGCCACCTGCTCGTCGGTGAACAGTCGCTCGCCGTTTTCGGGATGGCAGAGGCATCGGGCGAGGAACTTCGTGCGGAAGTTTTCGATCCCGCTTTCTCGCTTGCCCATCCACTCGCGCTCGTAGGCGTCACGCTCGCCGACGGTCATCACACGGATGCCGAGCGTCATCGGCTCGCCGTCGCTGCCCGGCCACTCCTTGACCGCCACCTTGAGGATGCCGAGGTCGTCGGCGGCCATAATCTGGGCCGCGAGTTCTGCTGCTGTCAGTGCCATGTTTACTCCATCACAATGCGGAAGATGCCGACGTACCGCGTCACGTCGTTGACGGAACCCACGACGTTGAGCGTCTGGCAGATTGCCTTCGTCGTGGCGGTAAGCCCGCCGCCGGTGAAGGCCAGCACGGCTTTCCTGCCGTACTGGTCTGCCGTCAGTCTCGCGGTCGAAAAGGACGCTATCTCTATAGTCCCTGCGTCAATCGACCATCGGCTGCCGCGAGCGTCGGGAAGGCTACCGCCCCGCTTGATGTCGATCTTGGTGACTTCACCAAACGACTGACTATCCCACGTCGCCGTGACCCCCGCGCAGTTCGTCGGCATGGCGGGCCTCCATCACGACGACTACGAGCGGGCGATGCGAATTGTCGCCTGCCCCTTGATGGCGTCGTTGGTCGCCAGCGTCAGCGTGCTGGAGTTGACCGTATAGGCGAGGCCGTTGATGAGCGTGGTGCCGTTGGTGATGATCGTGCAGGTGCCGGTCGAGGCGTCCGCGATGATCGAAGAACCGAAGTAGTCGAACTGCACCTGACGCCCGGTGTCGGTCGTCGAGCCTTGGAGCGGCTTGTCTTGCGTCAGGATCGACGCCCCGGTGGTCAGACCGAGGTGAGAGACGTCGATTTTCTCGGCCCCGGCGTTGGGGTCGGTGAAGGTGATGACGATGTTCGACACGGTGTAGAGCGTCGCTTGGAGCCGGAGGCTTGTGCCCGATCCATCATGTGGGGTAGCGGCCATTTCGTAGATGCTCCTAGAGTTCTTGCCACATCACCGAAAACGTCATCGTCACGCTGTAGACCGGCGGCATATCGCCGCCCGCCAGTTGAATGAAGCCGTCGGCCTCGTTGTCGAGACTGACGTGCTTGATCTCCACCGAGTCTGCCGGGACACCCCCATACCCATCCAGAGCCAGCCGGATGCGGTCTGCCAACTCTCTTACTGCCTCGTAGGTCGTGGCGTAGGCGTCGACCTCCATGATGACGGTCGGCGTTCCAACCGGCCCCGACATCGAGTGCTCCCGCTGGACGGCAGACCGTCGCCACGTCACGAACGGCGGGTCGACCGCCTGCGGCGCAATCACGGGGTAGACGTCGGTGCCGACAACGGCGGCAACCGCCGGGTCGGAGACGAGCACCGCCGCGAGGGCGTGCTCTGGGCTTTTGAGCGGCATGGCTTCATGATGCCACGGCACCCGGCGACCCTTGCAGCCTAGAGCGTGTCGGTGCCGCTCAGGGTTCCACGGTCGCGGAACTGGAGTGCCTGCCACGCCCGGTCAAGGGACAGGGACAACTCCGCAGACAGGATCGCGGCGACCTCGCCCTGCGTCGCCTGCCACGCGGTGTTGAGCGGTGGCCTTCCGGCAACGCCGCCCGGCTTGATGCCCTTGAGAATGATCGGTGTTTTGGACTTCTTGAAAAACGCTCGCGGGTATTTTGGGCTGGTTTCGATGGCGTCGCCGCCCCGCATCTGCTTGATCTTGAACGGGCCGAGCTTGTTGTACGACGAGGCGATGTAGGTCGGCGTCTGCTCGGCGACGAGGTGCGAGACACCCTTGCCACGCACCATCTCGCTGATGCCCCTGCGGACGCGGCGGAACGGCTTGGTCGGGCTTTTCCGCATATAGACCCGTGCCTTCGGCGTCGTGATCTTGCGGTCGTCCGTGCCTTGCTCGATCCACCACTGATGAAAAGCCCGATCCTTCCCGGCCCGCACCGTGCCGCCAGCCGCGCTCTGGCCGGTCTTGCCCGCTCGCGTGTAGCCGACGATGCCGACCGCCACGCCGTCGCGCCGGTACGACACGACCTTGCTGCCAGCCGCCCGCTTGAGGTTGCCGGTCGGCCCGACCGGCGAGACGTTCTTCAGATAGGTTGCAAACGGTTTGATGGCCTTCCCGATCGCGGCGTGCAGTGCTTTTGTCGCGGCGTCCTTGTCGTAGAACGTCGGTATCTGCTTGAGAAACGCCTTGAGTTCGTCCGTGTTGAGACTGACTTTGACACCGGCGACGGCCATCAGAGCATCTCCTGACAGATCAGTTCGTGGACGCTGCGATTCTCCTGCTCAAGCAGCGAGACGATCTCA